CACCGCCGCCTGCTGGCGTTGCCCAAGAAGGAATCCCTGAAGCCACAGTCAAAATCTGAGCAGATGAGCCAATACCAAGTCGAGATAATGCGCCCGAACCTGTTCCGTAAACCAAATCGCCGTTAGTTGTTAGTGTGCTAATGGTTGGCGTTGTAAGTGCTGGCGAGGTTAAAGTTTTATTTGTTAGCGTTTGCGTACCAGTTAAAGTAGCTACCGTGGAATCGATGGCAAGTGATACTGTGCCAGAAGTGCCGCCACCAGTTAATCCAGTTCCAGCGGTAACGCCTGTTATATCGCCGGGGTTTACACCGTTCCAGATCGATACGCCCGTACTTGTAAAATATAAAGTGCCGCTATCGTATTGGGCTAATGCAAGTGAACCCCCGGTAGATACCGTAGCGGTGCCGGCGGTTATCGTGCAGACACCTGCCCCAATGTTTGTAATTATTAAAGTATCACCGGCGGTAAAGAGTGAAGTATTAACGGTAATGGTGGTGGCACTTGCATTACTCATAGTTATACGAGTTCCCGCATCGCTCGCTACTAAGGTATAACTCGCCACTTTTGCGCTAACGGTTTGGTTATAATCGTTAGCTTGTAGCTGAGTCATTTGGGCCGAGGTCAAAACCTGCCCAGTCGTATAGGTCTGTTTACTCATTTTTTTGCTCCCTTAATAGCTGAGTATGCTTTGAGCATCATCAAGCTCCGAATAGTCTAATTGAAAAGCATCGATTACGGGTTCCATTGTGACAAAATTTACTATCCAAGAATTAACCGTAATGTCCATAGAAACGCCAAAAATCTGTACGGTTTTAGTTATAGAAGTGTTACCGGGCTGATCGGCTTGGATAGTTACCGGGTCAAAAAAATCTAGGTCTAAAGCGGCAATAATGCCGGTATTATAGTTTTCGGTATACAAATTTAAAGTTAATTGGTCCACCCTTATAGAAGTAGCGGCCCGGGAGGCTACATAAGATTGAGCGTAATTTAAAGCCGTTGCGGTATCTTGCATAAGTAACCCGGTGGCGGTGTAGGTATGTAAAAAGTAAAGGTCTATAGAATCTTGATTTAAAGCGGTTTGAAGTGCCAACCCGGTAGCCGTTACATTAGCTTGGTTATAAACTAAAATGTCCGAAAGGTTAAATTTTACATCTTGATAAGTAATACCGCTTCCATCGGAGGCAAAAACCGTAGCGGGATTATTAACACTTGTGCTAGTTACTTGCCTATCTTGAAAAACTATAGAACCATTAGCCCCGGTATATAGAGCGCCATATTCGGTAGTTTCAACGGTTGCCATCGCTGATAAAGCCGTACGCGAGGTACCCGGGTCCATTTGTACAGTAGTTAAACCCGCATCAATATCCCTCATAGAAGTAGGCCAAGAGATAGCATCTAAAATTTGATTTATTCTCGTACCAGATAAATCACCGGCGGCGGCTCCTGCAATACTAGTAACCGTTGCAAGGTTAAATAATCTAAAAGCATCTACGGCGGTTATAGTCGTATAAGTTAAATTATCGCTTGCGTTAGTCGGTGTAGTAGTTTGATAACCGGTAATGTAACCGGCGAATAAATCATAGGTAATAGAACTATAGGTAGCCGTAATAGTTAATTTACGCATTGGAGAGAGTAAAGAATAATAAGGCCCCAAAACATTTTGGGGGTTAAAGTTTCCTAAAGTGTCGAGAATTCTCAAAGATAATTGGCCGGTTTGAAATTGATCGGCGGTAATGTTTCTACCTCTTGTGTAACTTATTTTATCTATAACATCGCTAACATCTACGATAACGGAAACCGCATCGGCTAAAATGTTTACATCTAATTGGCCGGAATCTAATAAAAGAGCCTGTGCAAAACTAGGACCGGTGCTAAAATTTATTGTTGCGGTTAAAACGGGTAAGGTCATTCGGTACTCGATGAACCGGCTATAGAAACGCCATCTCTTGCATTAGCTTGGTTAGCTCGTTGCACCGCGTATTGAAATCCATAATCGTTTAAATCTCCATATATTTGTAATTCAATAGGGGTATTAGCTATATTTTCGGCCATGGCCGCAAGGGTCAGCCGTGTTTGCTCCGCCCAATAATCTACTAAATCTATAACTTCATTTACCGGGTCGGTTGCTTTAATAGAAAATGAACTACCGCCACCGGTGCCACCACTATTACCGCTAATCCCACCGCCGCTATTTTCGCTACCACTCCCACCGCCCACCGGTATATTTTGCGGGGTGTTTGTCATTATTCCCCCGGGTACAAATATACCGGCGGCACCATGTCGCTCACCCTCGTTTTGTGCTTTTATTGCGTCTAATAATGCTTGTGAAAAATTGTTAGTATTAATTTTTAAATCATCAAACGCGGTAGTTAATGGGTCTATTGCTTTTATTAAATTAGTAGATTTTATATTCAAATCATCAAACGCTTTAGCGGTTAGATCGGTGCGCTCCTGCATCCGTTTTTCTGCCGCCTCTTTAGCGGCGGCCAATTCTGCCATACGCTTTAAATCCTCGGCGGCCGCTCTTGCGTTACCATCTAATAAATCTAATTGCCCTTTTAATTGTAACCTTGTAGCTTCATCGGTTGCTTGACTCATCGCGTAAGTTAAAGATATGCGTTCGGTATCGAGTTTTTTCTTTAAATCATCTAATGCTTTAAGGTCTGCAGTAGCTTTTAATTTATCTAATATAGCTTTATTTTCTAATGCTCGTAATCTAGCGGCCTCTTGTAAGCGTTTCAATTCTATGGCTCTAGCTAATTTATCTTGTGCAATTAAGCCGGCAGGGTTTAAAACAGAAGCCCCCGCCGCTTTATTGGCCGTAGATTTTGCCCCCGCCGCTTCAAAATTACGGACCATTGGCCCTAAATATGCACCGGCTACCGGTATTAATTCCACCAAATCGGACAATGCGGCCCCGCCACCGGTGCCGCTTCCACCTATAGCCCAACCGTATTTATCTAAAAATAATGCAAGCCCTACTGTAAAATCTGCCGTGCTTTTTGCTAATGATTCCATTTGAGTAGTTAGCGTTTTAATCCCATCGCTATCACCTAAAATAGTTATTGCATCTACTAGGCCTTTACCTATAGTTTCTTTAGCATCGGCGGCCGCCGCTTCTAAAATAAGTAATTGACCAGCATAACTTTTAGCCGCCGTAGATGCTTGGCCACCAAATAAGCGAGTCAATTCTTGGTTTATTTTGTTTAAATCTTTAGAAGCTAAAACGGCTTTATCTATTCCGGGTGTAAGTTTTCCAAGGGCGGCGGTGTTGCCCGCGTAGGCTTTTGCGATTGCTTGAGTTACTGTTTCTAAATCTTTAGAAGTTCCGGCCGCAACATCTAAAGCTATTGTTAAACCTTGCGTAGACTTGCTTACATCACCCGTAGCGGTTAAAAGGGTTTGAAAAGCCGGCCTCAAAAAATCATCGAGAACACCCGTTTGTTTTTGTAATGCCGCTATTGTTTTTTCTACGCCCATAGTCTGCATAGCGTTGCCGGTATTTTTTAAAGTTTGCGCTAAAGATTTGGCCGCTTTATCATCGGCTACAAATGCTTTCACCGAGGATTTACCAAAAGCAATTATGGCCTGAGTGCTAAAAGCCAAACCAATGGCGGCACCAAATTTTTTAACGCCGCTAGTAAATTTATCTATATCTTTACGGCCTTTGTTTAATCCTTTTGCATCAAACCGGGTAAAAAAATCTATACCTACGCCCTTAAATGCCATTATTTACTCCCGACCGTAGGGATAGCATCCAGCCGAGCTTGCGTTAATTTCATAACTCTTTCCGTACTAGCTAGAACATTTTTACGGAACTTGCCTTGGTCCTTCTCTACGGCTCTATGAATTAAACGGCCATCTTTTCTACCTTTAATGGTCCGGTAATTATCTCTTTCGTCTAACACTTTAATAAATTGTTTGCCGGCACCCTTCCAATTAGAGTGAGAAACCTTGCGGTTGCCCGGGTCGCCTTTTGGTCCGATCCACGGCAAACCCTGAGAGCCTGATATGCGCCCCGCCCATTCGTATATTGCACCCGCCGGTGATTGATTTTGCAACCGATATAAAGACCTAAACCCGTTTGTATTTGTTTTACTTTCACCGCTTTTATAATTGATTCCACCAATAACCTCGGATAAATTCCATAGTGGAAAACGCCTATTATTAAAAGTGCGAAGTGGATTAGCACCCTCGTTACCTCTCCACCGGCTCGGCACATTATCGTTATTAGTGTAACTTTTAGCATCGTTTACCATTACTTTTAATGCGTTTCTTGTTTCTTTATCTAATTCTTTTTTTAAATCCGGTGCAAACTTGGCAAGAGCGCGGCGCATTTCAACGAGTCCGTTTATTTCTACGCCCATTTTCTACCTCTCTTGCTTGGTCGCTTATAACTTGCAACATGGCCGCTAACATTCTGGCATCCATGTTTATAAACTCGTTAGGCGGTATCCCCGTTTTAATTGATAGACAAGCTACCAAATAAGTAAAAGAATCACGCCCTATCGTTTTGGGTCTGTATCCTCGATAACTTCCACCGCTATTAAGGTTTCTAGAAACGCATCGCCCCACGGGTCTACTACTTCTAAACGGCGTAAACATTCCCAAGAAAGCCAGTAAAGGTCCGAACTCATCTCATCATCGCGAAATTTTTTGTGAATTCCGCAATTATATTTTTTCTCAAAAGCCATCTCAATAACGGGAGTTATTTTACAAATTATTTCTCCCGAGGCCCTAGTTATTTTTAATGATGCCATGAGTGTGTTTCTACCAAGTACCCGAGGTAGTTTGCACTATTGAGGTTATAGCGTTCCAAGTAATCTGAGAAGTGGCATAGTCGCCGATATTTCCTGAACCTATCGGGGTGAGCGTGTTGATCAACACGGTTAAGGTATATAACGGATTAGTAGCACTAATAACGGACACATAATCGTTAATTACTTTAACTTCTAAGCCGGTACCATAACCGCTTTGTAGTGCGGCACAAACATTACTAGCCGCCCAGTCATTAATAAAATTTACAGTAAGCGAGCCTATTTCTAAACCCTTACTATATTGCCTTGAAGTTGCTCCAAATCGAGTAGTTTCGATTTCCTCGAACACTTGATTTAAAACGGCCGATGAACAATTAGCCGAAATGTCGGTGGGAGCGGCGGTAAATTTAACTCCAACCTTATTGAGTAACAATATTGCCATTCTTTATGCCTCATCTTTCTTAGTTGGTGTTGGTGTTGGTGCTGTTGGTGTAGTGCCTTGTTTAGTAGATAAACCTTCCGCTTCTAATGCGGCTTTATCTTTTTCGGATAGTTCACTCATTTTAACTCCAGCTCGTTAGGGTGCTTATAGAAAAATCCGATACCAAAATGGCTCCGGAAGGTGCATCTAATATGCTTGGAGCCGAGGCACCATTTATATTAAATACTAAAGTAGAATTAGCTAATTTATTAAACACGGCTACTATTGTATCCTCAATGCCCGCAAGATTACCGGCATTGTCTAAAAACGGCACGGTCATAATAATTTTTAAATTGGCCATACATAATAAACTATTATTTGAATTATTAGACGGCACTAAATAAGGGTCGCTAGTAGAAACCACTACAGAGTTTGCTAATAAAATTGATGGTGGATAACTAAAAGTGGACCAAATTCCTGGGTTAGCTAATATAGTTGCGATAGAAGTTCTTAATGTAGTTAATGCCGTGGCCATTTTTAACCGACCATAGTTCCACTATTTAAATACGGGGCTAATAATCCCCGGATTGATGCCATGAGTGTGTTTGACATTCTGAAATTTGAGGCGCTGTAGCCGTCTACACTCATGCCGCCATTTTGTGTACTTGATCTAGATTGCCAAATGTTTGTAGCTAAAATTAAACTCGCACTTCTAATGCTAGCGACGGCCGCGTAACCGGCCGTTTTGGTATCCACGCCTAGCATTAAGCCGTAAGGTTTAATTAAGTGCCAGTAATCATCGTTTGCGGTTATAGCGCATTGTATAAAAGAATAACCGCGTGGAAAATTGGTAAATGGAAAATTAAAATAATTTGAAATAGTAACCGCGCTTCCGGTAGTCCAAGGGATAGTACCGGTGATAGTGCGAGAACCGTTATATGTTGAACCCGCTCCGGTTATCGTTACCACTTGATTATAAGAAAATAACCCCGGGTTCGCTATGGCTATTGTTGCAACATTTGACGATAAAGAAACGCCAACAATAGGTGCAGAATCAAAATCTAAAAAAGAATTTATTAAATCTTGCGCCGTTTGACAACACTCCTCAACGCTCGCGCTTGAGTAAAGGGAGCCTATTCCCATTGAACTTCGCAATTCGGCTTCGGTTGTATATGTTGCCGGCACTTTTTTAACTCCTTAAAATAAGACTTGCAGGGTCAGGGCCTCCTAAACCCTGCAAGTGGCTTAGTTTTTGTTAGGTGAGGTCAAAAATTCTAACTCCGGCGGCTTGTTTTACAAGCGGGCAGGCATAAGAATAAATGGCCATGTTTACGCTCATTGAGGACATAACATTTACTGAAAAATAAGTAGATGGTGAGGAGTAAAATGTCGCGGCTTCTGGTGCAATAATAAATGCAGAGTTATCGGCAACAGTAGTAGCGGTAAAGTTTGGGCTAACATAAAGCGAAAGACCCAAAACATTACCTTGGATTGAGGATACCGATGCTACACCGTTAGCGTTCATAGGTTGAGCAGCATTATATATAACTCGTCCGGTGCTATCTGTCGCTCCAAGAATTAATCCCCATTGTGCGCCATTAGCTAAATAGTTACGGGCAAAATATGAAGTGCCGGTATAAACGATAGGTGCTTGTGTCGATACAAAAGAAATAATACCGGCCGAAGTTGCGGCGCTTGTTACAGTAGATGTAGTGCCGCCGGCGATTAAGGCCGCGAGCATTAACTTATCTTGTGCCATTAGCATCGCGCGTTCCATTTGTTGCGTTAATTCATCGTAAAACGCTGGATTTTCGCTAGACCTATCTAAAAGCTCCACCGTTACCGTTTGCGCGCCGGCCGACTTGGTTACGGTTCCGGTCAAATAGGCCGTTACCATTCCGGTTTCGCCCGGTGTGCCTGATTCTGCCACCGTTGCCACTACGGGCGCGGTAGTCAGCTTAGGAATTGAAAAGGTCATGCCCTGCGTTGGGAGAACCCCGCGAGTACAAGCATCAATAGATGGAGTAGCAAAATTATTATTACTAATAAATTCGTTCATATAAATCACGGGATTAAATGCGGGGTTTGTAGTTCCGATCGAATCGGCGGCCGCTCTAACTACCATTGGGTCCTCACTTGCTTTAACCCATAGAGCGGAAGTTTCATTACCTAACGCCGCTTTAATGCGGTGTTCGGTATAGCGACCAATGGAAGTAATGCCGTGCCTAACCGTTTGGGAATTAAGAGGATTATATG